GAATGATGAAGAGAAGTCTACCTTTAGGATATGGTCACGTAAACGTGCTGAGATTTACTCAACTAATAATCGTAGTGTGAGTAAGAGGATACAAGTTGAACGTACCTTACAGGTAGCAGAACAGTTTGCTAAGTATGATAAGTTCTATTACGTATGGCAGAATGATTTCCGTTCACGTAAGTATGCAAGCAGTACATTCCTCACACCTCAGTCAGCTGATTGGAGTAAGAGCTTGTTAGAGTTTGGTTATCCTGTACCTATTGATAGCTGGGATGATGCAAGGTGGCTGTGTATACATGGTGCAAACCTGTATGGTAATGATAAGATAACGTTAGACAAACGTGAAGCATGGGCATGGGACTACGTAGATGAGGCACATAGGATAGCAGATAATCCTTATGACAATAGAGCTTGGCTTGATGCAGACAAACCATTCCAGTTCCTAGCTTGGTGTTATGAGATGTCAGCCTTAGCTAAGTTTGGTTGGGGTTATGAGAGTAGGTTACCTGTCTCAGCAGATGGTAGTTGCAATGGATTACAGCACCTCTCAGCTATACTAAGAGATGAGGTAGGGGGTGTAGCTACTAACTTAATATCTTCTGATGTACCTCAAGATATTTATACACAGGTAGCTGACCAAGCTATACAACATATACGACAGGAGGATACAGAACTGGGTAGGAAATGTTTAGAGTTTGGTATTGATAGGAAGTTAGCTAAGAGACCTGTTATGATTGTACCATACTCAGGTACTAAACATGCTTGTCGTGCCTACATAGAAGAAGCTATCAAGGAGAAGATAAAGGAAGGCACACCCAACATCTTTGGTGATGACCTATTCAATGTCACTCACTATCTAGCAGGTCACATATGGGACAGCATTAGTGGTGTGATTGTGTCAGCACGTAAGGTGATGGACTACGTTAAGAGTGTTGGAGATGTGTACTCTAACATGGGTAAACACATGGAGTGGGTAACACCTACAGGTTGGTTAGTTATGCAACAGTATAATGAACTACAACAGAAGAGGATAAAGACACACATCAATGGTGAGGTAGTATCTCTATCCTTTCCTAAAGATAAGGAAGACACAGTTAATAAGCAGAGGACAGGGTTAGGTAGTAGTCCTAACTTCATCCATAGTTTAGATGCCTCTGCTATGACACGTACTATTAACGAAGCTACTAAGGTAGGTATTGTAGACTTTGCTATGGTGCATGACAGCTATGGTACACATAGTAGCATGATGCCACAGCTATCTGAGATACTACGTGAACAGTTCGTTAGTATGTATGAAGAGCATGATGTTCTTGATGAACTCAGGACTCATGCAATCAAGACTCTAGGTACTGAGGATGTTCCTCTGCCACCAAGTAAAGGCAACCTAGATATCCGTAACGTATTGAAATCAGAGTATTTCTTTGCTTGATTTCTAAAGTTACAACCTAGCCAGTTGGCAAAACAAATAGCAATAAGGAGTTATATATGCTAGTAATAAAAGGAAAGTCCCTATGGGCAAAAGTCTTTGAACCTGATACAAGGTTCGTTGATGATGGAGAATATTCTACTTCAGTAATCGTACCTGAGGCAGAAGCAGCACAAGTTTGTGAACAACTAGAAGCACTCATCGATGAGGAGTTCAATAAGGTTGTCAAGGAGAAGCCACAGCTAAAGGCAACCCTGTCCAAACGTCCTGTAACTGAGCCAGACTTTGACCAAGATGGTAATGAGACAGGTAATGTTGTATTCAAAACTAAACTTAAGGCTAAGATAAAAGGTAAGAACGGTCAGAGCTACAAGCAGAAGGTTAACGTTGTAGATGCTAAACGTAACCCAATGTTAGGAGGTCAGTTAATAGGTAATGGTTCACTTGTTAAGGTAGCTGTTGAACCTGTAGCCTATATGATGCAGTCCACTAAACAAGTAGGTGTATCTCTCAGACTAAAAGCTATGCAAGTCCTTGACTTGGTTGAGCATGGCACACCTAATTCTATCTTTGATGAGGAAGAAGGGTTCGTTGCCAAAGCTATAGAGAAAGATAACTCTGCAGTTTTTGATGACATAGATACTGATGGTACTGCTGATGACGAAGGGGACTTTTGAAGCAAGGGTCATTGCAGACCTAGTAGCACGTGACATTCCACATGTGTATGAGCCTGAGAAGATGGCATACTTTGTGGAACGTCACTATGTTCCTGACTTAAAGATAGGCAAGATGATAGTGGAGCTTAAAGGATACTTCAGACAAGACAGTCAACGTAAGATGAAGGCTGTCAAGGCACAGTACCCTGACTTAGATATACGATTTGTATTTCAAAAGGCAAGCTCCACTATACAAGGAGCTAAGAAAAGAAAGGATGGTTCTAAGATGACCTGTCAAGAATGGGCTGACCGTAATGGTTTCATATGGGCAGAAGAAACAATACCAAAGGAGTGGTTGAAATGAGTGTGATAGATGTTAAAGACATGATTGAAACTGATGTAGACTTACAAGCAGAGTTTACTAAGCAAGGTCTAAGTATGTCTGTCATCATAGGTGATGAGGAGATAGAACATACATCTACTTATGAGGACATGGCTATTGATATGGTGGGTGACTCTGAGAAGTATGACAATGATACACTCAAGAAGATTGCTCAAGGTTTAGATTACATGTCTAAGTTTATAAAGGAGTCAATAGGTAAGGATGAATGATAGTGAGTTCATAAGACACGAAGAGTGTCCTCACTGTGGCAGTAGTGATGCCAATGCTTTGTATACTGATGGTCATCACTACTGTTTCTCTTGTCAAGTATCAACAAAAGCACAAGGTAATGAAGGAGTGATAGCAGTGACTACACAGAAGAGTAACTTTGCTTTCCTACCCATTGAGGTAAAGGCATTAAACAAAAGGAAGATAACTGAGAAGACAGCAAGACACTGGCAGTATGGTGTAGCTATCTATAAGGATAAGAAGGTACATGTAGCTAACTACTATGATAGAGAGGGCACACTCCAAGCACAGAAGGTAAGACTTCCTAACAAAGACTTCCTTGTTTTAGGTGACATGAAGAAGATTGGACTGTATGGTGAACATCTCTGTCGTGATAGGGGTAAGATGATTACCATTGTTGAAGGTGAGTTAGATGCCCTGTCACTTAGTCAAGTGTTTGAGAACAAGTGGTCAGTTGTCTCTGTTCCTGCAGGTGCAGACTCAGCTAAGAAAGCTGTATCTAAATCTCTTGAGTGGCTGTGTAACTATGACTCTATTGTTATTATGTTTGACAATGATGAGCATGGTCAGAAAGCAGCAAAGGAAGTAGCCAATATACTGCCACCTAGTAAAGCTAAGATAGCCAAGCTACCACTCAAAGATGCCAGTGATATGTTACAGGCAGGAAGACAGGAGGAACTCATTGATGCAGTATGGGCAGCAAAGACCTACAGACCTGATGGTATCATAGCAGGTACTGATGTATGGGAACTGATTACTGCTGAAGATGATAAGCACTCTGTCTCTTATCCTTATGCAGGTATACAAGAGAAGACAGGTGGTTGTCGTAAGGGTGAGATTGTAACACTCACTGCAGGTAGTGGCATAGGTAAGTCACAACTAGCTAGAGAGTTTGCTTACTCCTTCATCATGCAGGGACAGACAGTAGGGTACATAGCATTGGAAGAGAATGTTAAACGTACCTCACTTGGTTTGATGTCTATTGACTTAAACAAACCACTACACCTACAATCAAATGATGTACCTAAAGAAGAACTAAAGGAAGCTTTTGATAATACAGTAGGTTCAGGTAAGGTGTACATGTATGACCATTGGGGTTCAACTGATTCTGAAAATCTACTATCTAAAATCAGATACCTAGTCAGAGGGTGTCAAGTTGATTATATCGTACTTGACCATATTAGTATTGTTGTTAGTGGTTTAGAAGGAGGAGATGAGAGACGTATCATTGACAATACTATGACTAAGTTACGTTCACTAGTAGAAGAACTGAACTGTGGTTTGATACTAGTGTCACATCTTAAGAGACCTTCAGGTGACAGAGGACATGAAGATGGAGCACAGACTTCTATGTCACAGCTTAGAGGTAGTGCTGCAATAGGTCAGCTGTCTGACATGGTGATAGGACTTGAACGTAACCAACAAGACAAAGACAAACCTAACGTAAGTCAGGTTAGAGTATTGAAGAACAGATGGTCTGGTGATACAGGCTTGAGTTGTTCATTAGAGTATAACACAGAGACAGGTAGAATGAATGAGATACAATTCCCTGATGAAGAAGAATTAGAATTCTAAACAGTGCAGAGACACAAGGAGAAACAATGGAATTAATATTTGATATAGAAGCAGACAACTTACTTGATGATGTAACTACTGTGTGGTGCATAGTATGCAGAGATATAACATGGGACACAGAAAAGGTATACACCTTTGAACCCCACCAAATAAAAGAAGGGCTTGTGTTCCTATCAAAAGCAGATGCTCTCATTGGTCATAACATTATTGACTATGACTTAAGAGTACTCAAGAAGTTGTACGACTTTGACTACACAGGTAAAGTAATAGATACCTTAGTATGTTCAAGAACTATATGGTGTGACGTAAGAGAGATGGACGTTGAGCTAAGTAAAACAAATAACTTTCCTCCTAAACTTATGGGTAGTCACAGCCTTAAGGCATGGGGATACAGACTAGGAGAATTAAAAGGTGAGTTCAATGTGGGCAGTGAGAGCTTTGGAGAGTATACCCAAGAGATGTTACAGTACTGTATACAAGACACGAAGGTTACAGCCAAACTCTATTCTAAAATTACTGAAAAAAATTTTAGTAAAAAAGCACTAGACTTAGAGACTGAGATACATACCTTACTACTACAACAACAAGAGTATGGGTTTCCCTTTGATGTAGAAGCAGCTAAAGAATTGTGGTACAAGTTAATGTCACGTAAGTCAGAGCTTGAAGAGGAACTAGTAAATAACTTTGAGCCTACTATTGTAGAGCTAAAGACAAAGACTAAGACAATCCCCTTCAACCCTGCTTCACGTATGCAGATAGCAGACAGACTAATGAAGAGAGGTTGGAAACCTGAAGCCTTTACTGATAGTGGTGAGCCTAAAGTTGATGAAGCTGTACTCTCAAGTATTGATATGCCTGAGGCTAAGATGCTTAACGAGTACCTACTCCTTAATAAAAGGTTAGGTCAGTTAGCTACAGGTAATCAGGCTTGGTTAAAGATGGAGAAGAATGGGAGGATGCATGGACGTGTTAATCATATGGGTGCTGTTACTTCTCGTTGTACTCATTCCAACCCTAACGTTGCTCAAGTTCCTAGTGTGGGTGCACCCTATGGTAAAGAATGTAGGGCACTATTCCATGCTCCTACTGGCTATAGTCTTCTTGGTGCTGATGCCAGTGGTCTTGAGCTACGGTGTCTTGCTCACTACATGGCTGCTTATGACGATGGTTCTTATGCTAACACAGTAGTCAATGGTGACATACATACTATCAATCAAGAAGCAGCAGGTCTACCTACTAGAAACAATGCCAAGACTTTTATCTATGGATTCTTATATGGGTCAGGTGATGAGAAGACAGGTAAGATAATAGGTAAGGGAGCTAAAGAAGGTAGAGCAATTAAGAAGAAGTTCTTGAAGAAACTACCTGCACTTAAGTACCTCAAGGATGCAGTATCAAAAGCAGCAGATGAAAGAGGTTGGGTCAAAGGATTAGATGGACGTGTCATACCTGTTAGGCATAGTCATGCTTCACTTAATACTTTGTTACAATCAGCAGGTGCTTTGATATGTAAGACTTGGTATGTCTTCATAGCTAGAGCTATAAAAGAACAAGGACTTGATGCACAGATTGTAGCATTCATACATGATGAGGTACAACTATTAGTAAAGGAAGGACAGGAAGATGATACAGGGAGACTTATTCAAGGATGTATGCACAGAGTTGAAAGACACTTCAACTTCAGATGCAAACTTGACAGTGATTACAAGTATGGACGAAACTGGGCAGACACTCATTGAGGCAGTAACTTGTAATGTATGTGATGTGATGCAGCCTATAACTAACTTTTCAGTTAGGCTATCAGGTGAAATAAAAAGAAAGTGTAGGTCTTGTAAATCAGGTCAAGAAAGAGTAGTACAAAGACTTAGAAAAGAGAACCCTTATCCACCTGAGGATTACTGTTGTCCTATCTGTGAAAGAGATATAAAAGAGATAGGTAAGTATGGTCAACCTAGACTACAACGTTGGGTACTAGACCACTGCCATGAGACTGATACATTCAGAGGTTGGTTATGTGGTAACTGTAACACAGGACTAGGTGGCTTTAAGGATGATGAAGATAAAGTACTAAGAGCTTACAACTATTTGAAAGGACATAGACCATGAACTGTTGGCACTGTAACACTGAGTTAATATGGGGTGGTGACCATGACATTTATATACAAGATGGGTATAACTTTGATGGTATAGTTACCAATCTATCATGCCCTAAATGTCCTACTTATGTGGACGTATGGTTAAAAATGGGAGATGATATAGATGATAAGATTACTAATTGATGGAGACATCGTAGCCTACAAAGCTGCCACTAGTGCAGAGATACCTGTCAACTGGGGTGAAGGTCTTTGGACTTTACACTGTTGGGAGGATGATGTTAAAGCTAGAGTTGACGAACAGATAACTAAGTTAATGGAAGCTCCAGTTACTACACATCTCATAGCTTTCACAGACAAACATAACTATCGTAAAGACATTGCTCCTTACTACAAACTAAATCGTAAAGAAGTACGTAAGCCTATGTTACTTAACTGGGCTAAAGAATATATGAATCAAGAATACAACGTTGAAATATGGAAAGGACTAGAAGCTGATGACGTACTGGGTATACTTGGTAGCCAAAACAAAGACAATATTATATGGTCTGCAGATAAAGACTTACTCACTATACCTGCAAATCATTGGATTGATGGAGAAGTGGTTACTATTACTGAAGAAGAAGCTGACTACCAGTTCTACTATCAAACACTTGTGGGAGACACTACTGATAATTACAAAGGGTGTCCTAGTGTGGGTGCTGTTAAAGCTAAAAAGATTCTTGAGGGGAATTGTACGTGGGAGGCTGTTGTCAATACGTTCAAAGCTCAGGGGTTATCAGAAGAAGTAGCATTAGAGAATGCAAGACTAGCACGTATACTACGTGATGGAGAATATAACAGAGAAACAGGAGAGGTAAAACTATGGTCACCAAAAAAGTAGAGGCAGTGGATATGGTAAACAACCCACCACATTATAACAAAGGTAAGATAGAAACTATGGATTACATAGTCGATGCCTTAGGTGAGTGGGAGGCAGTGAGTTACTGTCAAGGTAATATCATTAAGTATCTAAGCACTAGATTATTTACTAAAGGTGACCCACTACAAGATGCTAAGAAAGCAAGATGGTATCTTGATAAGATGATTGAACTACTAGAAGAAACAAAGGGGAAGAACTGGTAATGGATTTTAAAACATATCAAAAGTTAGCTAATGCTACAGCAATATATAACAGTAAGTTTTCTATACTATATCCTACACTTGGATTAGCAGGTGAGGCAGGTGAGGTAGCAGAAAAAATTAAGAAGATTATCAGAGATGATAAACAAATCGTAGATGAGAAGGAAGACATAGCTAAAGAACTAGGTGATGTATTGTGGTACATTGCTGCTATAGGTAGAGACATAGGTTATAGTCTTGAAGTTATAGCTGAGATGAACATAGAGAAACTATCTGACCGTAAAGAAAGAGGAAAGATAAAAGGAGAAGGTGATAACAGATGAACAACTTACTGCCAACAGACTATCAAACATTCATAGCTACTAGTAGATATGCTAGATGGTTAGAAGAAGAGAACAGAAGAGAGACATGGGGTGAGACTGTAGGAAGATACATGTC